CGCCAGCCGCATGGACACGCGAACGCATATTGCGGCAACACGTTCGGCCGTAAGCGGGTCCGTCTGCGCCTCGATGCGCCGGCGGGCGTAGATCACTGTCGTATGATCGCGGCCCCCGAACAGGTTGCCCACCTGCGTGGTGGACTTGCCTGTCTTGAGCGCCAGGAACATTCCGCAAGCGCGCCAGTGCGCAAGGTCTGCGAACTTGCGATCCCCGGTAAGCTGCGCCACCGAGTAGTGCGAGGCTTCAGCCGTCGCGGCGATGATGTCTGCGATGCTGGGCGTCATGCCGGTAACCTTTCTTCTGATGTTGGATCTTCAAGCGTCTGCACGCGGGTATTCTCGATCGCCTCGTGAGCGATGGCGAAGAGCATCGCGGCGTCCACCTTTGACCATCGGCCCAGCGGCTCCTCCCAAGGCAGGCCCGATGCCTTGTTGGCGATCAACTTGAGCGCCGCCTCAGCAAAGCCCAGCGTCATGGCATCAGGCGATCCGATGCGCGGCGTGCCGCGCCGTGTCGCCCAGTTGCAGGTGCGCGCCTGTATCCACGTATTCACAGCCGCGAAGGCGAGGAACCACGCCTCCTTGTCAGTCACCGTGTGCTGGCGTTCGCCGAGCATACGTTTAAGCGTGGCGGCGGCTTGCACCGTCGCCAGATTGTCAGGGTCTTCCATGTGATTGCGTCCCCAGCGTTGGGGCGGGGGTTAGCCCGCCCCGTTTGCTATTATGCCCAGGCCGGGCGGGAGCCGCCAGCCTGAACAGGTTGAGCCGTGCCGGTCGCCTTCGCAGGCGCAGCCTTGGCCTTCTTCGCGGGCGTGAACCCGCTATAGTCCTCATCGTCAGGCGTCACGGCGCGGACAGTGTTCTTGTCCTTGCCCTTCTTCGTCTCGCCTGTGCGCTGGTCGGTGTATTCCGTCGCCTTCTCGATGCCGAAGCGCGCGACGAACTCAAGGCCGTTGAAATCCTCCCAATCGTCAATGCGACGGGCTTCCATTGCGGCGGGCTTGTCGTCAGCCGGATCGATGCCGTAGGCGCTCTCAAGCACGGCCCGCAGTCCCGCCATGGAAATCCGGACCATGGTCTTGTGGCCTTCCGTGTCGTTGCCGGAGATGCCGATCCAGCCCCACGCCTTGCGGCCTTTGAGCGGGCCGGCGGTGATGGTGTATTCGACGTCGAGGCCTTTGGCGCCGCTCTTGCCGGTCTTGATCTCGCGCAGGTTCAAGATGACAGGCGCGACGGTGCCTTCGGGAATGGGCTCGCCTTGCGGGGCGGACTGACGTTCAGCAGTGTTGAAATCAATCATGGACATGATGGTGTGTTCCTTGAATGTTGATTAAGCGGCAGCGCGCACGATGGCGGCCGTGTCATTGAGTTTTGCGAACAGGCGGCCGAGGTCTGGCGGCTCCATCGCGTCGAGGCGTCCAGAACGATCCTTGGCCGGGAAGCCCCATTCGTTCGCGGGATCCGTGACGAACGCCCGATAGGGCGGGCCTTCTTCGGGCCGGATGAGCGCCATAGTGATCACCTCATCGACGATGCCAGGCATCTCGCGCCCCGCCTTCGATCCGTCGATCTGGGCCGCCCACGACTTGCGCTTGAAGTCGTCCTCCTTCTCCTCAAGCAGGCAGACAAACACGACATTCCGCGTCCGCGCGTGCTGAAGGCGGGTGATCCACTGGATCAGCTCGCGGCCGTGAAGTCCGTAAGTGCCAAGCAGGTTCTTCTCGCCCTTGGCGTTGAAGCTCTCGGGCTGGTGCTCGCACCAGTTGAAGCACAAGCGCCCAGCGACCGTGATGCTGTCCACGAAGATGGTGGAATACTTGCGCAGCGCATCGGCAGAACCAAAGCGCGCCACAGCCCGGTCATAGTGATCCTGCCCGTACTGGTCTTTCGGGCGCACGTTGAGATTAGGCCCGGCGAGGAAGCACGCCAGGTCGCGGCACTCCTCCCACGTTCCGGGACGCATCTGGTCAATCGCGACGTCCTGCACGGCGAGGTCGCCCGCCTCGAGGTCCACGAACAGCGTGGACGCGGGGTCGATCGTGCGCAGCAGTGAAGTCTTGCCGACGCCGGGAGGCCCGAGGATAAGCGCCTTGACGCCCCTCGTTTGCTTCATCCGTTCATCGGCCGAGATAATGGGTAGTCCCATAGTCGGCTCCTTTTTTCGGACCCCTTTCCTTGCGCCGCTGGATGGCGGGCGATGGTGGAAAGGAGCACTTGCCCCTGCTTATTCGTGCGGCCTAGGCCACCTTATTTCGCAGGACACCATCGCTTTGCTCAGTGATCGCCATCGCTGGCGAAATCTCCACGACAAGCCTCGGCTCGTCGCTCCAGAACTTCCTGACCGTGAGGTCCACAACCTGCACATCATCGCGCCAGCACACGCCGTTGAGCGCGTCCATGGTCAGCTTCGCGAGGTTGTCGCCATCAGGCTTCTTCGTGGGCCGCTCAATGTTTGCCAGCATGTCCGCGCGGCGCTTCTTCGATGCGCTCTGCGGAATGCGCAGGTATGCGGTCAAACGCACCTCAACCGGCCCCTCAAGGATGCGTGCGCCAGCTTCGATTGCCCATGCGGCAACAGCCTGTTTTTCAGAGGCCGTCTTGCTGTCAGTGAAGAACCGCGCGCCTTGCGTGCGGGCGCGAGCCCAGCCGCGCGGCTCGCCTGGCACGGTGAACCAGAGGCGGCTCATCGCTGCCACGTATCAAGACCGACCTTGCCTTTGCTGACTTCGTTGATCAGCAGCATCAGCTCGTAAGATGGACGGGACTTTCCGTGGCGCAGCTTGTTGATGTGGGCGCGATCACGCGAAAAGCGTTTTGCCGCCTCAAGGTCGGTCCACTGAACTTGTTCTAGCCATTGTGCGAATGTCATGCACAATGTGTGCGGCAGATGCGCCTCGTGTGTCAACAGAAAATAATTGCACGCCGCGCACACATAGTAATTGCTTCTTAATGCACGACGTGCACATTGGGGACATCAAAGGAGCACGACATGGCCTGGACCTCTGCCGACACTAACGCCGAACAAGCGAGCCGCAATTATCGCGACACCCGCACCGCGCAACAGCGCACGTGGGACGCCCGCGCCGAGGCTATTGCCGAGATCGCCGCACGCATGCGCGGCCTGACTTATCCCAGCTCTGCGATCTGGTCACGCGACCCGGCCATTGTTGACCTGATGTCTGACCTGTCCCGTGATCTGGCGCGCGAAATGCATGCGCTTAATGTCGAGGGGTATCGCCCGTGAGAAACCGCAAGATCATCACCGAATACGTCCACCCGCCTATCCCGATGCGCAACAACGACTGGCGCGCGACCCGTGAAGGCGACGACGAGGATTACATTGTCGGCTGGGGCGCGACTGAACAGGACGCCATTGACGATCTCATTGCTGAAGAAGGCGCAGCACAGGACGAGGCGGAAGCCCGTGCGGCGCGGAAGGCGGTGAAGCTGTGAGCGCGATAAACAAGCTGATTGCCGACCTTGAAGCCATCCCGCTTGCCGACATGACAGAGCAGGACCAGCGGACATTTGCTGCCGCAATCGGGCATCTGCGCCGCCTGTCTGATCGCGTTCACACGCTGGAGATCAGCCAGCACCGCGCCGACGCGCGTATCGAGGCGCTGCAAGAGGCGTTGGGCGAAATCAGCGACGGTCATGTCCCCGATCAGCCTATGGCCGACGACTGCGACGAAGCAACATACGTGCGCAAGCATCACATGCGGCTTCGCAACATCGCATACGCAGCCCTGAAGGCCGCGCCATGACCCTCCTCTCCCGCCTTCTCGCACTGCTGACGCCCCGCCACCCGCTTGATGATCAACTTACGGAGCAATTCCTGTGACCCTAGCAGACGAAATCCGCGCCGAGACGAAGCGCATATTGAAACGCAACTTCGGCCTGCCGAACGAGCTGGCCGCTATCAAGATCAGCACCGTCGCGCGCATCGACGCCTACGTTGCAGACGCAGAGGATCGCGCGGCTGCGTGTACTTGCCAGCCGGTGAAGGGGTTTGAGATCGACACGCGCCGCCATAACGGCCCGCTTGATGCGCAACTGACGTTGGCGCGGTTCAAGCGGATGGCGGCGGAAGACAAGCGCGTGGGGGCGGTGTGATGCCAGCAGTTACCTATCTGCATCAACACGAAGCCCTCGCGTGGCGTACAGTTCCCGATGACAAAGACTGTGACGAACTTTTGCAAGAGGTTCGGAAAATCACCGGCGATGAGTGGGTTATTCAAGTGACTACGCATCAGACGAAGAAAACGCTGTGGCGCCCGTCACGCGAAGTGAAGTTTTACACGCTGTATTTCGGGATGCCAAACGGCGTTGAGTGGCAGGTTGTGAACCTGATCACGCCTGGCTCTGACAGCGGGTCTGTGTTCTCGCCTTCTGAGTTCTCGCGCGAACTGACGATGAATTTTCTCATGGGGATGCGCAATGGCTACGAAGGATGCCGGGAGCGGATGGCGGCTGAGGAAGGGCGCGCGGTATGAGCAATCTAGACACCATAGCCATTCGTGTTGTGCGAAACGGAAAACCAATTTCTGTCTTCGTGAGCGAACTGGAATTTCTGACAAAAAGTGAGCTTGAAAATTTGCCGTCCAATGTAGGCGAGCCGATCCTAGCTGCGATCAAGATAAGCCAGGCTTGGAGTTACGACCTTTTCAATGAGGTCTGGAAAAACGCAGCAGGGGAGCAGCAGCATGAGCCAGGATGACAAACAGCGCGAGTTGCTTGCGGAGGCGCTGGATGCGCGTCTAGCCGCGCTGGAGGAAGCCGCAGTCATCGCGGAGACGTGGTTTGATCACCACCGCCCGCAGCAACCGAAGAAATCGCGCTTCAACATTTACGACATTGAGCATTGGGCCAAGTCGGCAACGCGCCTTGTCGCTGAAGATATCAGAGCCCGCGCAGCCGCCGACAAAATCCGCGCGGCGCTGGAGCACGACAAGGGGGAGCCGAAGCCGTGAGCCCTACAGCCGATCGATCACCAGCGCGAACCAGACCAGAAAGCTGAAGCCGGAGACGGCCAGCAAAGCCATCTTAAGAAAGCCCCGGCGCCTCATTACAGCGCCGGGGCTTTCATTATTTCGTCAGCTCTTTGTGGATGACCAGAGCCGACGCAACGCCAAGGATGATACCAGCGAACTCGGAAATCACCGGAACCTTGGGGCCGCCGGCCAGCGTGTTGATTGCCACGCCAGCCGCAGCCGCGATGGCAAAAATGCCGATATGGAGAAGCGGGCCGAGCGCGTCTTTTTGCTCTTTGGTCAGGAATGCCATGCGTAGTCCTCCGAAATGCGCCGCAGCGCGGTTAAATTTTGCAGCCCGCCGCGATCCACTGCGCCACATTCGCCGTGGCGTAATCCTTCGCCGCCTGCGGCCATGCGTCGAACTCGGCCCGCGTCACGCTTTCTGGCGTCTGGCCCCGGCAGAATTCGATCAGCAGCGCCACGCGTAGATCCTCAATTGGTTTTGTCGTCTCGGAATAGGACGTCTGCGACGGCGTCTGGCACGCTGTCAGAAGCGGGATAGCTAGGGCTATCGTCGCGCGCCTCAATAGCTTGATCTGCATTGGTCCGTTCCTCTGTGATGATCTCTGCACTGCGCGTAGCGACGGCTTCACGCGCCTGCGCCTGCTTGACGGCTGATGCTTGGCGCTCTGCTTTGCGGCCCGCCTCTTTCAGGTGACGCTTGACCGCCTCCCAGCCCAGCAGGAACACGAACGCCGCTGCAATCCAGCGCGCGATGGGGTTGTCCGTGAAGAACTTTGCGATTGCCGCCCACGTCATTTCAGCACCTGAGTTGCGTTGACCATGCCCGTCGTCATGACCTTTGTGCCGCGCTTGCGCATCAGCCAGCCGATCACGGCCACCACGCCAGTCGCCACCAGCGCGATTACAACCGGGTCCCTACTGGCATCAAATAGGATAGCCCCCACGGCCGTTCCTACCCCCAAACGCGCGGTCACGATCTGGATCAGTGAGCCTGCCCCCACAATCACCATCCCCACGCCCCTCTGGCTTTCGCTCATGTTTTTAGCGCCGTTCTCGGGCGTGACCTCCCCATAGGGAATGCTGCGAACGTCCACGCTTTTTGGCGCGATGATCACAGGCGGCGCAACCGGCGATGGCGGGGGCTGGGGAGCCGGGACCACCACCGCCGGCGCCTGCGCCACAGGACCACTCGGCAGCGCAGTTGGAGGGGCAGAGACCGCCGGAGGCGGGGGCTTGGGGGGGGCCACCTCCAGCGGCTCCGCCTTGCCTGGCGTTGTAGGGACGACAGGCTCAGGCTTTGTGAGCACAAGCTCAGACCACGGTTTTTTCATGATGTCTGCCGTGCGCGACGTATCCTGCCGGGCGCGCATCAGCGTGTCCTCGAGGGAAGTCGTGGCGTTGGCGTCAATCTCGCCGTTCTCGTCCAGCTCAAAACGGACCACGGTCGGGCTGCAAGCGTTCTCAAACGGAAGGTCACTGAATACGGTAGCTTCAGCCAGTCGGCGTCGATACAGGCCTTTCATCGGCTTGCCCTTGGCGCGGCAGTTACGGGGGAATTGAAGCAACGCGGCGCCATAGGACCCCGGCTCCATCGCCACGCCCTTGTCCGTCACGCCGCCATTCAGGCAGGCCTTCAATGATTTGGGCAGATACCCGAAATTGTACGCCATGCTCGTCAGGGCCGCGAACTCCCCAGCCGTCAGCGGGACCGTGACGCTGTCGCGCACAATCTGCGCGGCCTCTTCCACGTCCTCACGCAGCCATGCGTTGGCCTGATCCAGCGTGCAACGATCGCCGCGCTTGACGTTCTTTGCGCGGCCCCAGCCGATCGTCCACGGATCGCCCAAGCCCTTGCCCGTGCGAGCCAGCTCGCTTGCCGGGTCCGGATACGCGGCAAGGTGCAGGCCCTCAAAGCCTTTGATCAGGCCTAGAGCGGTATCCGTGACGATGTGCTCACTCGGCGGCCTGCGGCGCTGGATTTCAATTGCCATTGTCCTCACTCAAATCCGCTTTGGTTTCGTTTTTGACTTTGCGTAGGTCCTCAATAAAGCGCCTGCGGGCTGTTGTTCGTCCCCCGCGCGAGCCGTTTTCTTGTGCCTCTTTGCGCTTGCTCATTGCTATCTGCACCGACAGCAGCGCCTGCGCACCCACGCTCCCGCACAGCTCGAGAAGAATGACCCAGAACAAAGAGAAGGCATCCCTGAAGGCTATCCCGTCCCAGCCAGGAACGTAGCGGTCCGGGAAGCGGAACACGGCTGGCAAGCCGGGATCGCCCACCGCCTCAGCCGTGGCAGTCGTGCGGGCGTCCAGTCGCTCGCCCTCGATCGCCGCTATCTGCTCGTCCAGCGCCGACAGCTTCTTGCGCGCGTCATCCTCATAGGTCGCGATGCGCGCTTCAAACTCGGTCAGGTTGTCATTGCCGCCGATGCCATCGGACAGCACCAGCCGCATGCTTTCGCGGGCGCCAGCGACGAGCCTGTCGCGGTCGGCGCGAATGCTGGCTTTTTCCGCATCGATGCGCGCCAGCCGCGTGTCCGCACTCTCGACGGTCACAGTCTCGGTCTGCTGCACGCTGGCGGTCTTCCTGTAGTGGTAGTCAGATCCTTCAGAGACGAAGCCCAGAGCGGCCACGCAGCACGCCAGAAGCGCCATGACCCAGATAGCGCGCAACGTCCCGATCGCGCCGCCGGGAAGCTTCTGCGCCTTCATCCAGACCAGCACGAGGCCGCCGGCGATCACGAAGAGGCGGAACACGATGCCAGCGCTCTGGAACGTCAGTTCCATTCCCGGCGGTGCGAGGCTGCGATAGAAAGAGGCGTCCCAGATGAATAGCGTGATGCACGCCAGCGCCACCGCAACCCACAGCGCAGTCAGCGCGATCGTGCTGACAGTGAACGCTGGCGCGTGGTCCCGAAGCCAGCGGCCAGCCGTCACAAGGTCATTGCGCCACGTCATCGCCCCAGCCCCTGAAACTCTGCCCAACGCTCCAAGCCAAGCTGCAACAGCGCAAAGCAACCGACCGCCATCAGCATCCAGCCGCCAACAGGGATGCGCGCCCACATGCTGACTTTTTGCTGGTCCTGTACCTGCGCAATTTCGCGCTTGTGCGTGGAGAGGTCCGTGCGCAGGTGTTCGATCGTCTCAACCAGCTTTTGCAACGCGTGGCGCACTTCCTGGCTGTCAGACTGCAGCGAACTGAATTTAGTCCTCATCTCGCTTTCAATGGCTGTGACTTTCGCGGCGATTTGCTCCACGTCCTCGCTCCTAGCCGTGCGCTTGCGTAATTGCTCCACGTCTTCGCCAAGCTCGCGCAGCTCGCGCTTGATCGCCTTGATGCGTTCGGAAACTTCATCGTCCACAGCCCAGCCCCAGAACAGCCCTGAAATCGTTTAGCTGATTGCGGCGGGGCGGTCCATGCGCAGCGCCAACAGCGCCAACAGCGCCAAAATATGCGCCCAAGCGCCAACTATCACGCATTTGTGATTAGATTTATGGAAAATAAGTATTTGTGCAGTTGTGCAAGTATTGCCAAAGGTCATGAGTGTGCATAGATTGCACACATACAGACGAACAACCTAGATATTTGACATTGCAGAATATGTCCCTCGAAAGAGCCGCCTCCGCGTGGCGAGGGATGGAAACGGGCCAGATGGCCCGGCCAAGCGCTCTAAGGACCCCTACAATGAAATACGATGTGTACATGGGCATCAACGTCGTCGCGACCTTCGGCACCCAGAAGGAAGCAGACAGCCACGTAAAGCGCCTGCAGGGCCGCTACATCGGCACCCGCCTCGGCATCTACAGCCTTCCCCGCACCTAGCCGAAACCTAGCCCCACCCACTCGGGGCGACGGTCTGCCGGATCTGATCGCCCGGCACTGATGATGGCAGATCGCTGAGAAGGACCCTCAGAATGTACGACACTCAATTTCGCGCGCTCGCCGCCTCTAATGTCTTGATGTGGCTTGCAATCGGGTTCGGAGCCTTGCCCTGGTGGCTTGGCGCTTCCGAACCGCTCGACTGGATCGTCGCCGCTGGAATGTCGGCGGCTTTGATCTCGGTCTCCCTGATCCTCTCCGGCTGCGTCACCCGATTTGGCGAAGCAACGGAGCACGCTCACTACCTCACCGCCGGCCTGACGATCGGCCTTGGGCTGGTTCTGGTGATGATCGAAGCGGCCATGACCCACGCGGGTCTGGCCTGGATCGACGCCCGCAAGGACCTTGGCCCCGATTGGGCCTTGTGGGTGGTAAGCTTCGGCCTTTCGGCTTTCAACGTGTTCAGCCTCTACACTTTCGCGCGGGACATGAAACGGAAGCCGGTTGTCCAGACCAACCCGGCCCGCCAACTGGCCGAGCTGCGGTGGAAGAAGTCAGCCTAGAACAGAACGCCGCTCCAGAAATGGGGCGGCGTTTTGCGTTTACGTCACGCGGCGATATTCCACCATGACCGTGTAAGGCTGCGCCAGTGCTGAAGCGTTGGTTTGAAGCTGGACCTGCAGCGTCTGCTGTGCGGGCAGGTTATCTGATCCGGTAAACGTTCCACCAAACACGCCAGCACCGCCGAAGCTTCCCGTTATGGTGCCCGGAACAGCGTTTAGGATGCTTGTAACCGTGACCGTTCCGCCGGCGCCGACCGCTCCCGTGATGCAGTAGACGTAAATTCCCGTGATCTGCACGATGAAAGGAAAGCGCCAGACTTGCTGTCCGGTTGCGGCGTTTGATCCTGTCGCGCCGACGTACACAATAGACGCCGCCGCCACCGACGATGTCGTGGTGTTGAGAACTTCACGCGCCTGCGCTGGGTTGTTTGTGCGTACAGTGTTGTAGCTGCTGGCGTAAGCGAAATCTATCGCGTCGCCGGCCGCACGGTCGCAAACAATCGGCCCCACAACGTTAAGCGCCGCGCTAGTCTCAACCAAAGCGGTTGGTGTCGCGCCCGCAGCCCATTCGATAACGAAAGTGGGGCGCGTGCCGCCAAACGTGATGTCTGAGTAAAGCCCGCCGTAAACGTTTGGCGTGTAGGACCGGATAAACGGCGTGTTGGGCGAGCCGCCGTTACCATACGAAGTCGGGCCTGATGTCTTGTGACCGCTGATGAAGCCCGTGGACACCACAAGCGACGGCAGCTTGTCGCCAAAATAGGTTCCTGCGCCCTGATCCGCGTATAAGATGCAAGGCTCAGTGCCGTCTGTTGCGCGCAATTCGTTGCCGAATTTATTTGCGCCGATCCAAAGCCCCGACCCACTGTTGGTGCCGTCAGCGTCGGGCACAACCCAGATATCAACGCGAGCCGTACCGCTGGCAAACCGCAGGAAATCGTTTGCCAGGATGTAAGCGTTGTTTCCGCCCTCGGAAAGTTTAATGTGAGCCTTGTTAAGACGGAAGCTGTTACCAAAGATGCGGCAGCTATCGTTTAACCCGCTCAAGGCAATGCCTATGCAAGTCGTGCCGTTTGCGCCTACGAAAATGTTGTTTTCGATAGTCCAGTCAGGGCTATCGACGCTGTTATTGCTGATGCAAGGGCCAGTGTAGTCGCGGAACTCGCAGTCTCTGATTGTCATTTTC